ATTTTAAAGACGAAATAGTAATTTATTCAAGTAATACTGATGAAATGGTAGAAGAAATAAGAAATAGATATGGATCTAAAATTAAAATTTTTGTTTATCCAGATCCAGCATGTCGCCAAAGAAAAACATCTGCTGGAGGAAGAACAGATCTAACAATTTTACAAAATGCAGGATTTAATGTAAAATGTAAATTAAAACATAGTCCTGTAAGAGATAGAATAAATGCTGTTAACTCGAGATTAAAATCAGCTAATGGCAAAAGACACATATTTATTAATCCATCTTGCAAAATTATAATTAAAGGTTTACAAAGACAGATATATAAGGAAAATACAAATATTCCTGATAAGGAAGAGGGATTCGACCATATGAACGACAGTATTGGATATTGCATTGAAATAATTAAACCTTTGATAGCAGATTCAAAACCTTTTAAACCTACAAGATGGACTCATAAATAATTATGGCATACTCAAGAGACCAAGCATTTGATACTCATAAAGATTACAAAGAGAATGTAAATCAATGGGAATTTTTTATACGTTCGTTTAATGGAGGAATGGATTACACAATCGGTCAATATCTTAACAGATATAATCTTGAATTAGATAACGAATATAATCAAAGATTAGGAAATACACCTTGCGATAATCATTGTAAAAATATTATACAAATATATTCATCATTTTTATTTAGAGTGAAAGCTTCAAGAGATTTTGGAGATATGGCAGATGATCCTAGTTTAGAAGCATTCTTAAAAGATGCAGATTTAGAAGGCAATAGTTTTAATTCTGTAATGAAACAAGCACAAATATATTCGTCAATATATGGACATTGTTTTTTAATTTTAGATAAACCAGCAATACAAACAAGAACAAGAGCAGAAGAGCTAGATCAAGATATAAGACCTTATTTATCATTAGTGACTCCAGAAAATGTTTTAGATTGGAATTTTAAAAGAGAAGTTAATGGAAAATATTATTTAGACTATCTTAAAATTAGAGAAGAAGTTGATAAAGATGGTGGTACTTATTTTAGACTATGGTTTCCAGATCGAATAGAAACAATATATGCAAAAGATGATAGATCGGATCCTACTACAATAGATACTGCCGATAACCAGATCGGACGAATACCAGCAGTTATTCTTTATAATTCTAAAAGCCATAAAAAAGGTTTAGGAATTTCCGATTTGGCTGATATTGCAGATTTGCAAAAATCTATTTATAATGAATTTTCAGAAATAGAACAACTTATCAGATTAACAAACCACCCATCGTTAGTAAAGACTCCATCAGTAAATGCAAGTGCTGGAGCTGGTGCAGTCATAGAAATGCCAGAAGAAATGGAACCTAATTTAAAACCTTATCTACTTCAACCATCAGGGCAAAATTTACAAGGACTCATGCAATCTATAAATCACAAAGTAGATTCAATAAATAGAATTGCACATACAGGCGCAGTAAGAACTACTAAACAAGCAGTATCATCAGGAATAGCATTACAAACAGAATTTGAATTATTAAATGCAAGACTATCTGAAAAAGCAGATAATTTAGAAATAGCAGAAGAACAATTATTTAGAATATATGCGATGTTTCAAGATACTATTTTTGATGGAGAAATAAATTATCCAGACTCATTTAATATTAGAGACTATGCTAGTGACTTAGCATACTTTCAACAAGCAAAAGCTATCAATATAGAATCGCCTACATTACAAAAAGAAATTGATAAAGAAATAGCTAGAGCAGTTGTAGATGATGATGAAAAGTTAAATGTAATATTTGATGAAATAGAACAACAAAAAGAACTAGGACAATTTACTCAAGACGAAGTGCAACAGCCAGAAACAACTCAAGAAGTAGAAGAGGAAGAAGTTTAATGAATGGCAAATATAGTAGAAAATTTTACTAATTATAGAATCAGATCCATTGAGATTGCAGAAGCAGAATATTACGAAACATTAATTAGAACATTAGATAAAATAGAAACTGATGTAGTAAATTTAGTAAACAAAAATTTACCAAAAAGTGATGACTTTAAGCTATTTAATTTGAGATCGGCTATTGCAGTACAACCTTTAATAAGACAAACTTTAGAAAAAGAATATTTAAGATGGTCTGATTCTGTTGTTAGAGATGGATTTAATAAACAAGCTAAAAGAATTGAAAGAGCATTTCGAGAAGTAGGTAATATCCCTGTAGCATTTCAACAACTTACTGAATCTGATTTGACATTAATACAAAATTTAAAAAGACAAACTTATACTCAATTCAAAGATGTATCTAATACATTTACAAGAAGATTATCAGAAAAAATATATCAATATACTTTGATAGGAAGTGATCCTGTAGAACTAGAAGAAGAATTAAGAAGAACTATAAACGGAATCTATGCATCTGCAAAAGATACAGAAGTAAACGAATTAGTTAAATCTATCAAAAGAGACGAAGTAAGATTAAGAAAATTAGATAAAAGAACTGTTCAAGGTAAAGCATTAAAAAATAAACTAGATAAGAATATTCAGACATTGCAATCAAAATTTGCGAGAGATAGAGCTGGCGAGAACATGAAAAGGTATGCTGGACAGATATTAAATGATTCTTTAAGAGAATTTGATGCAACCTTGAATTTAGCTAAATCAAATGATGCTGGATTAACACATGTAGTTTATCAAGGTAGTAATATACCAACAACAAGAGAATTCTGTAGGCTTGTAAGATCTGGAGCATATGATAAAAGAAATGGTGGACTTTTTACTATTGATGAGGTCAGGAAACTTTGGAGACGAAATTGGAAAGGTAAAAAACCAGGAGATCCATTTATCGTTAGAGGAGGATATAATTGTCGTCATCAATGGTCATTTGTCAATCCAGATTGGTATGACCGAGATGGAAATTTAATAATTGAATAGGAGAAAAAATGTCAGAAGACACAAAGGTTAATCAACCGCAAAATGATGTTCAGGAAGCTGAAGTTAAAGAAACTAAAACTGACGAAATAAAAGAAGAACCTAAATTTACACAAACTGATATGAATAGAGTTGTTCAGCAAAGACTAGAAGCTGAAAAAGCAAAGACTCAAAGAATGTTAGAAGAAGCTAAAAAGAAAGAAGAAGAAATAGCTAAAGAAAAAGAAATTCAAGATGCTAAAACAAAAGCAGATCTTGAAAATCTAATGAAAGCTAGAATAGCAGAAAAAGATCAAGAGTTATCAAAATGGAAAGAAAAAGTTAAAACAATTAATGTTGATAATTCTATTCTTTCAATAGCTTCTAATAATCATGCGATAGCACCTAGTCAAGTCGTATCGTTATTAAAAAATGAAGTAAATTATAATGATGATGGAAGAGTCGAAATACTTGATAATAATTCAAATATTCGCTATAACGCAAAAGGAGAACTACTTACGATTGAAGAAAGAGTAAAAGAGTTTTTAGATGCTAACCCACATTTCCGTAAAGGGTCTTTAGCTGGGACAGGATCAACCAGTAGTGTCGAAGGGAAGACTGTAAAACCTTTTAATATTCAGGACTTAGATTTGAGCAAACCAGAGGATCGTAAACGATATGCTGAATATCGTAAACAACGTGATAGTGGTGCAGTTCAAATAAATTTAAACAATAAATAATAACGAAGGACAATTAAAATGGCTAATGAAACAACCAGCTCAACCTTGTCGGAACTGTACACAGAAATTGTGGCAGAAGCATTATTCGTAGCAAGTGAGCAATCAATAATGAGACCGTTAGTAAGAAACTATGCGGTGTCAGGTGGAGGAAAATCAGTAGAGGTACCCATTTATGGAACAGTATCAGCTTCAGCAGTAAACGAGGCAACTGATTTAGCTAACACAGAAGTGAATCCAACTTCAGTTACAATAACTGCAAGTGAAAATGGAATCATGACAACATTAACAGACCTAGCAAGGAATGCAGCACCAAGAAATGTTGCAGCAGATATTGGAAAATTATTCGGAGAAGCAATTGCTAAGAAACAAGACTTAGACTTAACTGCTTTATTTGATGGATTCTCAAATACTGTTGGATCAACTGCGGCGGCTGTAACAGTCGAGCATTTCTTTCAAGCTTTAGCAACATTAAGAAGAAACAATGTTCCTTTAGCTGATGTTGTTGCAGTATTCCACCCTGATATTGCTTATGATTTGAAAAAAGGTATTACAAATACATTTGCAACTTCTGGAAACGTATCTGATCTAGCGAACGAAGCTTTAAGAAATGGCTTTATCGGTAGTTTAGGTGGAATCAGAATCTTTGAAACTTCAAACATCGCTAACACAGGAAATGCTGGAGACTTTAAATCAGCAATGTTCCATAGAGATGCTTTAGGAATGGCTATGATGCAAGACCTAAAAATTGAAACGCAAAGAGATGCAAGTTTACGTGCAGATGAGATTGTAGCAACTGCTGTGTATGGTGTAGGCGAACTACATGATACTTATGGAGTTGAAATACAAGGCGATTCAAGTATAGTAAGCTAATAATCATTTTCTTATGGGGGAGCAATCCCCCATAGGGCAAAGGAGTTTATATGAATATTGAATTAACAAATGGAAAAAAAATTATTGTTAGAAGCAAACAACAATACGAAGCTAATATAGAATCATTTAAAAGTAGAGGATTTATTCCTGTATCTGAAATAAAAAAAGAGTCGAAAAAATCAAAATTATCAGACATTGTAGATAAAGTTGTACAACTTAAACCAAAGAAGAAAAAAAATGCTAAAAAAACTAAAAAGAAAAATTAAAAAAATTATAGATTGGTTTATAGGTAAATGCTATGGCTAATTTTACAGGATTGAATGTAGTAGATGCTGGCGAAATATCAAAGTATCAACCAGATACATTTAACTTTGGTATAGCATCAGGAGATTCAAAAGTAACTCATTTTCTATCAGAAACAAATTCAGATATATTAAGAAACTTAAGAGCTGAATGGTGGCCTACTTATAAGATGAATGTATTTACAGATATTACAGTTTTAAACACTGCTGAAATGGATAATACAAAAGTAAATTTAGATCAGTTTAAAAGAGCTGGAGTATATTTATTTTTAGGAAGATTTTTTTTACCAGCACTTACAAAATTTAGACCAGAAGCAGATAAAGATAGATTTGAAAGAATGGCTGAATATTACATGGGAGAATATAACAAAGAATGGCGAATGATTCTGGAAGATGGAGTCGAATATGACGAAGACGATAGTAATACTATTACAAAATCTGAAAGAGAACCTTTGCATGGCTTTAGAAGATTAACTAGATAATGGCTTTAGATTTAAAAATAAAATCTAATGTTAAAAATGTTCAAGCGAGATATGTAAAGTTTGCACATAAAATTCCACCTATTATTACTAAAGGTATCAAACAAGCTGGTGAACAATTAAAAACAATAATCGTTAAAAGAACTGAATCAGGTAAGAATGTCAAGATGAAAGACTTTACTGGATATTCTCCAGCTTACTCAGAACTGAAAGGTAAAATTACAGTTGATTTATCTGATACTAACAGAATGTTACAAAGTATTTCTTCTCGTATGGTTAATAGAAATACATCAAGAATATTTTTTAGAAGTCCAAGAGAAGCAACAAAGGCATTCTTTCATCAAACAGGAGCTGGTAATTTACCTGTTAGAAAATTCTTTGGATATAGTAAAAAAACAGAAAAAGTGATACAAGACACATTTGAAAAGTTTGTAAAAAGAGAAATTAGAAAATTAGGATTATGAGCACTAGAGAAGACATTGCATCAAATTTAGTTACTGTAATAAGTAATATATCTAGTCCTGATGTAAAAAAAGTTACTAGACAACCATTTGAATTAGACGAATTATCACAACAACAATATCCAGCAGTTCTCATACAAACAATAGAAGAAACAAAAGAAGATCAAGAATTAGGATCAGGTGCTAAAACAAGACTCAATACATTAGAATTTGGTATAACAGGATTTACGAAAGGCAGTGAAAGTAATATTGATACTGCAAGAAATGATTTAGCTTCTGCTATTGAAACAGCTCTTGAATCTGATATTACTCGTGATGGAAATGCACTTGATACAGAAGTTATTTCTATTGAAACAGATGCTGGAAGTTTATTTCCTTATGGTGCAGTTTTAATTACTGTAAGAGTTATTTATGAACATCAATCAGGTACTCCATAGATTTAATTATGTCTAATAAAAAAATAAATACAATCATCAAAAAAATTAACAATATAGAAAAGTTGCATGATAAAGAATCTATGATATGTGAAGAAGTTAAAGATTTACTAGAAGAATTAAAAGATCAAGACGAAGATTTTGAGGAAGAATTTGAAGATGAAGAAGAAGAAGATATTGACGAGGAAGACGAATAATACTATAAACTAATAATTAATAAAGGAGTAAACATATGGCTGTACATCATGGGAAAGAGGGAGAAGTTGTAGTTGGCGGTTCTGCTGTTGGCGAACTTGTTTCTTTTACATTAGAAACTACAGGAGATGTTGTTGAAAGTACAAAAATGTCTGATTCAGCAAAAAGTTTTATTGCTGGTAGAACATCTTTTTCTGGAACTTTAGAAATGCACTTCGACGAAGCTGATAGTGTGCAAACACAATTAACAGTTGGATCAAGTATTACTTTTAAATTGTTACCAGAAGGTGGATCAACAGGCGATAGAAAATTTGAAGGTGCAAGTGTGATTACAGGAATGTCAGTATCACAACCTTTAGATGGAGTTGTTGCTAGATCAGTAACTTTTCAAGGAACAGGTGCTTTAACAATTGGAACTGAATAATAATTTATGTCAATTATAGACAGAGCAAAAGCTCATTTTGAGACTCTTAAAACTATAACGATAGAAGTTCCAGAATGGAAAGATGAAGCAGATAATCCATCTGTTTTTTATTCTGAACCTTTAACGCTTGAAGAAAAAAATATTATATTTAAAAAATCAAATAATTTTCAAGACTTAACTGTACTTGTAGATTTATTAATTATGAAACTTCAAGTCAAAGATGAAAAAGGTAATCTGAAAAAAGCTTTTAAATTAGAAGATAAATTAGAATTAAGAAGAAAAGCAGATTCAAATGTTATTGCTGGAATAGCTAATAAAATCTTAGCTGACACTTCATACGAGGAAGCTGAAAAAAAGTAAGAAGCGATCCTGACATAAGATCGCTATTAGTCGTTGCAGATAGACTCAAAATATCAATAGCTGAAGTTTTAGAAATGCCTGTTAGCCATTATAATTTATGGTTAGCTTACTTGCAAAAAGAACAGGAAGAGTATAATAAACATAAAAGGTAATCTTTATGTGGAAAGTAATTAATGGCTAGTCAAAAACTTAACATAGATATAGTAGCACGAGATAAATCTAAACAGGCTCTTAATACATTACAGGGAAATTTAAGTAGATTAAAACAATCTGTATTTAATTTAAGAAATGCTTTTATAGGTTTAGGTGCTGGTGTAGTGCTTAAAGGTTTTATTGATGCTGGTATTCAAATAGAAAATTTAGAAGTTCAATTAAATGCTTTATTCGGATCAGCAGAAAAAGGACAGAAAGCTTTAAAATCTGTAACTGATTTTGCCGCTGGTACTCCATTTGAATTAAGAAATATTCAACAAGGTATAACTGCATTAGCTACTGTAAGTGAAAGAGCTGAAAATGCTGGAGTATCATTTGATGAATTATTAAAAATTACTGGTAATACTGCAACTGTATTAGGTGGAGATTTTGCCTTAGCCGCTTTACAAATACAAAGATCATTTAGTGCTGGTGTAAGTTCTGCTGAACTCTTTAGAGAAAGAGGTGTAAGAGCTATGGCTGGTTTCAAAGAGGGAGTACGAGTCAGTGTTGATGATTCAATAAAAGGTTTAGCTAAAGCGTTTGGAACAGGTGGAGAGTTTGGAAATCTTATAGATGATTTAAGTAAAACATTATTCGGTACAATATCAAACTTAAAAGATGCCTTTTTTATATTTCAAGTAGAAGTCGCTAAAGGTTTTTTCGGAGCATTAAAAGATAATTTAGGAGATTTAAAAAAAACAGTTGAAACAAATAAAGACAGTATAGCAGAGTTTGGTAATACAATAGGAAAAGGTTTATCTGTTGCAATCAATGGTACTGTTTCAGTTGTAAAATTTTTGAAAGAAAATATTTCTATATTAATAGCTACATTCAAATTTTTTATTGCGCTAAAATTAATTATATTTTTTAAAAATTTAGCAACATCTATTGCATTAGCAAAAACAGCAATGTTAGGATTTAATGCGGCAGTAAGAAAAAATTTATTAATAGGAAGTGCAGCTCTCGTTATATCTCAATTAGATATTATAATTGCTAAATTTAAAGAATTATTTGGTACAGCTGATGTCGAAGATTTATTGGAACCTGGTCTTAAACTTATGGAAATTACAGATCGATTCGGTAATACAATTAAAATAGTTGTTAAAGATTTAGAGCATGCCTCAAACATAATTGAAATAGGTATGCTTCCACCTATTAAAGAAGCTGAAACACGATTTCAAAAAATAATAAGACATATAAAAGAAACAGCACAAAAATTAGGAAAACTTAATGAAGATTCTTTAGAAAAGGCAAAAGAAAAATTTAAGAACATAGGAGATACTATAGCTAAAGGTATCAACGATGGTATTTCAAAAACTTCTAATGCATTAGCAAGATCAATTATATTAGGAGAAAATTTAGCTGATACATTTAAAAAAATGGCTCAACAATTAGCAGTAAGAGTTTTAAGTGCTATGATTGAAATAGTTGCTAGAAAAGGAGTTGAATTAGCTATTGAAAAATTAATTACAAGAGAAAAAGAAAAACAAGTTAACCTTTCAAGAAAAGCTAGTTTCTCAAGTTTTTTACCACCACCATTTAATATAATAGGAAGTTTTTTAGGTTTTGACAAAGGTGGTGCAGTATCAAAAGGAAAACCTATCATTGTAGGGGAGCGTGGTCCTGAACTGTTCCTGCCAAACCAAACAGGACAAATAACTCAAAACGCAAGAGGAATAGGTGGATCTCCTGTCAATGTTAATTTTAATATTAACACTGTAGATGCAAGTGGTTTTGAAGAATTATTAATAAGATCAAGAGGAACTATTACTCAACTTATTAATAATGCAGTCAATGAAAGAGGAAGGACGGCTTTAATATAATGTCTGGTGCATTTCCTATATCTTCATCTGCATTTTCTACAATGGGTATCAGAAGTATTCAAAATACAATTATTTCAAAATCTCAATCAGGAAAGAAATTATCAAGACAAATTGATGGTCAAAGATTTGCTTTTACTGCTAAAATAATTACAGGAAAAAGATCAGATATTTATGGAGAGCTAATGGCTTTTATTATTAAACAAAGATCACAAAAAGAAAATTTTACAATTATTCCTCCAGAGTTAGAAGATGCTAGAGGAGTTGAAACAGGGACACTTGCAGTAAATGGAAGTCATACTGCTGGCGATACAACAATAGCTATAGATGGTTTTGCGAGTGATACAGCTAATAGATTACGACAGGGTGATTTTATAAAGTTCAATGGACATACTAAAATTTATATGGTTGTTGCTGATGTTACAAGTTCATCAGGAGCTTCGACAGTAACTATTGAGCCACCTTTGATTTCTGCATTAGCAGATGATGAAGCAGTAGCTTATGATAATATTCCTTTTACTGTTCATCTTGTAAACGATATACAAGAGTTTGGAGTTGTAGGTGCATCTAGCACAGGCGAAATATTATATGAGTTCGAATTAGATGTTGAAGAAGCTCTCTAATGGCAAAATATTTAGTACGACATTGGATTAATGTAGATGTTATAGCTGAAAAAGTTATTGATGAATCTGAAGTTGATATGAAAACTAACGATTTAGGAAGACATAAAATCCCTGATGGCACATTTAGTTTTGTTGTGATAAAAGGAAACGAAAAGATAAACAGAACAACATACGAAATATATGACGAGAGCATTAAGTACAGCAGTAAAGAACGAACTAGCGACGAATGAGATTCGACCAATACATCTTATCACTATCGGTTTTGCTACTCCTGTTAATATTACTGATAATTCATTTTCAATAACATCTTCAGTATCAGGTAGTTCAGTTACATATGTTGCAAGTGATTTTATATTAGGTGTCTCAAATTTTAGTGAAGAAACAGATGTAAATTTATCTCCTATAACTTTAAGTTTGTCAGGAGCAGATCAAACATTTATTTCAACTTGTTTAAATGAAAATATTATTAATGATGAAGTCAAAATTTTTAGAGGATTTTTACAAGATACAAATGTTCTAATTGATGATCCGTTTTTATTGTATAATGGTCAAATTGATAATTTTGGAATTTCAGAATCAGATACAGATTCATTAGTAAATTTAGCAATAGTTTCACATTGGGCTGACTTTGAAAAACGATCTGGTCGTAAAACAAATAATACATCACAACAAAGATTTTTTTCAACAGATGTAGGTATGGATTTTAGTTCACAAACAGTACAAGATATTAAATGGGGTAGAGCATGATTTTTAAAAAAATATTTAAAGCTGTTGCTAAAGTATTTAAACCTGTTGTAAAAATATTTCAAAAAGCTATATCGTGGTTAATACCTACACCTGATATTCCAGATTTTGGTCAATCTGAATTTGATGATTTTGAAAAAGGTATTCTCATAAATAAACAATCAAATGATGCGTCTATCCCTGTTGTGTACGGAGAAAGGCTTTTAGGGGGCACACGTGTGTTTTTAGAAACATCTGGAACTGACAACGAGTTTCTATATATGGCTTTAGTAATGTGTGAGGGAGAAATAAACTCAATAGAAGAAATAAGAGTAGATGATAAAGTTGTTACATTTTCAGGTGCATTAACAGATAACACTCAAAGAACAGTAGCAACTTCAGATTCTAATTTTTATAAAGATGCAGTAAGCTATATAACGATAGAACCACATTTTGGATCTGATGGACAATCTGCATCAAGTTTATTATCTCAACAATCAAGTTGGGGTAGTAACCATAAATTATCTGGAATTGCGTATTTAGCTTTAAAGTTTAAATGGAATCAAGATATATTTGGATCTATTCCAAAAGTTCAAGCTAGAATAAAAGGTAAAAAAATAGTTACATTAGCATCTAATCTTTCTGAACAAACTGCATCTTATTCAACTAATCCAGCATTTTGTATTTTAGATTATTTAAGAAACGAAAGATATGGAAAAGGTATAGCTACAGCTGATATAGATTTACAAAGTATTTATGATGCATCACAAGTTTGTGTAACTCAAGTAACTCCATTTTCTGGAGGATCAAACATAAATTTATTTGATTGTAATGCAGTTTTAGATACATCAAAAAAAGTTATTGAAAATGTAAGAGAACTAATAAAAGGTTGTAGAGGATTTTTACCTTATTCTTCTGGAAAGTATAAATTAGTTATTGAAACAACAGGATCAGCTTCTATTACATTGACCGAAGATGATATTATAGGTGGATATAATTTATCAAGTCCTAGTAAGAATGAAAGATATAATAGAGTTATTGTTACATTCGTCAATCCAGATCGAAATTTTCAGGCAGACGAGGTACAGTTTCCGCCTGTAGATGATTCAAGCTTACCTTCATCTGATCAGCATAATACAATGAAGACTGCTGATGGTGGTTTTTTGCTAGAGGGTAGGTTTGATTTTAAGACGCTTACTAGTCCATATCAGTCGGAAGAAATGGCAGAAATTATTTTGCGTCGTAGTAGAGAAGCACTTCAACTTTCCATAAATGTAGGATTTAATGCATATGATTTAGCAATTGGCGATTTAGTAAATATAACTCATGCTTCATTAGGATTCTCGTCAAAGACTTTTCGTGTGATGTCTTTAACTTTTAATGAAGATTTTACAATCAGTTTAGATTTAGTTGAATATCAAGGTAGCCATTATACTTTTGCACCAAAGGCAGAACAAACAACTGTACCATCTACAAACTTACCTAATCCATTTGTAATACAACCACCAGCAAGTGTAACTTTAGGAGATGAACTAATTGAGTATAATGATGGAACTGTAATTGTAGCATTGAATGTAACGATAGGTGCATCTCCTGATAGCTTTGTAGATTTCTATCAAGTAGAATATAAATTAAGTACAGATTCAGATTTTATAATTGGATCAAGAGGATCATCACTAAACCATAGAATTTTAAATGTAATTGATCAAAAAATATATGATGTACGAGTTAAAGCAGTCAATACACAAGGAGTTAGCTCATCATTCGTTTCAGCTCAAAGAACAATTGTAGGTGCTATTGCACCACCCTCAGATGTTCAAAACTTTACTTGCAATGTTTCTGGTGCAGATGCTCATCTAAGTTATGATGCAATTTCGGACCTTGATCTTGCATTTTATCAAATAAGATTTTCTAATAAAACTGATGGTACAGCAGAATGGTTAAATTCTGTAAATCTAGTAACTAAAGTTTCGCGTCCAGCTACATCAATTACAGTCCCTGCACGTGTAGGCACTTACCTGATAAAAGCAGTAGACAAGCTAGGTAATTTTAGTTCAAACGCCACAGCAGTCATTTCAAATGTTACTAGTGTTACAAATTTCAATGCTGTTTCAACAGTTAATGAACACCCTACATTTGCTGGAACTAAAAACAATGTTGTAATATCAGATGACGCAATAATATTAGATTCAAGTGAGTTATTTGATTCTGCATCAGGTAATTTTGATGATGAAACAACTAGATTTTTTGACTCTGGTGTTTCTAATTCAGACTTTTTAGCATCAGGTAATTATGAATTTGCGAATGTTATTGATATTGGTGCAAAACATACTGTTAGAGTTACAGCATCATTGTCACAAACAGCTAGAAACCCTGACGATTTATTTGATAATAGATCAGGTAATTTTGACGATGCTAAGTCTAATTTTGATGGAGATACACCAGCTAATTGTGATGCTCATTTAGAAATTGCAACTTCAGATGATAATTCAACTTTTACTTCTTTTCAAACTTTTGTTATAGGTAATTATACAGCAAGATTTTTAAAATTTAGACTCGTTTTAACATCAAGCGATTTAGCTTCAACTGCGGTTGTTCAAGAAGCAACTGTTGTAGTAGATATGCCTGATAGAATATTTAGTGAGGACAATATATCTTCAGGAACTTCTACAAAAACTGTTACATTTTCAAGTCCATTTAAAAATACAAATTATGCAGTTGGAATTACTGCTGAGAATATGGCAACAGGAGATTTCTTTACAGTTTCTAACAAAACTGTTAATAGTTTTGATATTTTATTTAAAAATTCAAGTGGAACTAATGTATCAAGAAATTTTGATATGATTGCAAAAGGCTTTTAAAAGGAGTATAAGAAAATATGGCTCAACACGACATGAATATAGCAAACCAATCTTTCCCTAATTTTAGGACAGATTTAAATAATGCTTTATCAGCACTAAACACAATGCACTCTGGTACATCAAGACCTAGTGGTGCGGCTGTCGGCACTATGTGGTTAGACACAACAAATTCAGGTTCAAATAGTTTAGAAATTAAGTTTTTTGATGGCTCAGAAGATATATCATTTGCAACTATTGATACTTCAGCTAATACAGTTAATTTTATTGATAGTGCAGTTGCATCTGATTTAGTTAATGACACTACTCCACAATTAGGTGGAAATTTAGATTTAAACTCAAAAAATATTACAGGAACAGGAGATATATCAATAACAGGCAGTCAAGTTTTAGCAGACACTACTGCTGATGCAGATGGTGCTTTAGGTTCACAATCTCCACAATTTATTATTCAAGGTGGAAATTCTAATAACCCTTTAGAATTTGGTATGGACAATTCTGGTGGTACTGCTATTGGTTTTATACAATCAAGAAATTTATCATCAGGTGCACAGTTTTTATCTTTTAATCCAAAAGGTGGTAATGTAGGTATAGGTACAGTTAGTCCAACAGCAACATTTACAGTAGATGGAAATGCTTTAATAAAACAACAAGCTTTAACATCTTCATCTAACTCAGTAGCTTGGGATTCAAAAACTAAACCAAACGCATATCATTTAACTACAGAAAATACTACGTTTGCTGCACCGACTAACTCTGTAGAAGGTGCTTTTATTTGTTTAGAAATAAATTACAATGGCTCACACACTATAGCTTTTAATACTGCTTTTGAGTTTGCTGGCTCAACTGCACCAACATTTACTTCAACAGATGGTAAAACAGATATATTAGTTTTTAGATACAATGGTGCTGTTTGGCAAGAAGTAGGAAGAACATTAAATTTAAGTGAAAGTTAAAATATGTATGCAATAGTAGAAGATAATCAAATTACACAATATGTAAATTTTCCTAAGTCAGTTGTGATAGGAGATGTGAGATACCCAGCTAAAATATTCGAGTTGTGGTCACAATCAGAAAAAGAAGCTATTGGTATTTATGAAATAGTAGTAGATAAAACAAACTACAAAGACCCAGCATATTATATTAACACAGATTCATCTTACACATTTGAAGATGGTCAAGTCACAGAATCTTGGGGAACAGCTACACCAAAAAGATTAGAAGATGAAGATGCAGTAGATGAAGATGGAAATAATATTTTAGATGATGATGGCAACCAAGTAATTAACTATGGTTTAAAAACTGAAAAGAAAAGAATTGTAAAACAACAAGCATCAGGATTACTTGCACCTACTGATTGGTATGTAGTAAAAGCTAGTGAAGTTGCTGATTATAATGTTCCTGAAAATATCACAACTTTTAGAG